CCCATTGGCCATCCGGGTGCTTGTAGTACACCCAGCCATAAGCCCGATTCGCGGGGTCCATCTCGATTGCCCGAGGCTCGCCACGCTCATTAAAACATTCAACGATCACAGACTTTCTCCCCGGTCCCAATTAGGTCGCTTTACAATGAAGCGCGTGAACTCCCGCAGCGTGAACTGAGGGGAATGGCGCATCACAGTGCGGGCAGCGAGCCGTTCCCGTTTCCGGAGTGGACTGCCGGTTCCACAGTTCCTGAAAACCGCGTTCGAAGCCAGCTCGAAAGAGCGACCGCTCATCAGCCGTACCAATAAGCCGCGGCCGAGCCGCGAAGTAGAGATCCTCGGCTTCGTTGCGGGCCGACTCCATCTCGGCGTAGTACAACTCGGTGCTATCGCTCATCAGAGATCTCTCCCTGCGATGACGCACGCTGAGTCAGCATCGCTGCAAATGCCTCATCGTGTTTCTTCTTCCAGTACGCCATGGTGTTGTGGAGATCGAGGAATTCCTGATTGGCCCGGCAGCGTTGCAGCGTGTAGCCGTGCCCGGCCATGAACCACAGGAATGAGTCGATGACGTATATCTGCGCATCGACCCACGACGGCGAGTTGCGGTGACCCTGCTTCTCGTACAGCTCGTACTGGTTGTGGATGGTCTTGAACAGGTCCTTCTGATCGTGGAAGTCCCGCATGAAGCCAGGCAGGTGCTTCCCGTCCTTTCGCCACTTCTGAAGGCCGCTCATGACTGCTCTCCCGCCTTCGTTGGACGTGACTGTCGCTTCCGGATCAGCTTGACGATCGCGTCCAGCACTCGCGTCACGTCCTGCGACTGAACGTTGCCAGCCTCCAGCCATACCGCATGGCCGTCGAACAGTTCTTCCGGAAGTTCAGGGACTGGCGGTGGGGCTGACTGTGGCGGGTTTGTGATCTGCGGGAGCGCCCAATCGTGGAACTGCTGCAGATCTCGCAGCATTTGAAGAATGGAGTTTGCGCGACCCATAGAGATGTCGACGCAACGATCATCCGCATGCGTGCGAATTCGATCCTCCAAGTAGCTCGCCAGCGGCTCAGCTGACTCAAGTTGCTCATCCGGCGGTTCGTGAGCGGAGTCGGTGACGAACGTCTTGCCGCGTATGATCGATTGCAGGCGCTCGATCTCCGCATCGAACGGTGCTATGTGATCGTAGTAACCATTGCTCTTAGCTACGCGGCGAAGCTGAAATAGCAATGGGTTCGATGCCGGCGATCCCGCTTCGTTGGTGGTTCTCGCAGCCAACGCTTCGTCGCAAGCAGCAACGATGACCTCGGCACCGGACAACTGACCGAGTCGTGCCGCTGCCCACGCCCGCGTATTACGCAGGCGGTCGTCGGAGACTTTCTCTTTTGTCATCAGTGCGACACCTCAAAAAATGGTCTGGTACTTGCGAAGGCCGGTCCCGTTGCAGCACTCGCACGGAATCCAGTCGCGGTCGAAGCCATGCCAGAACGGATCATCATTCTCTTGGATGCCTTCACCGCCGCACCATGTGCAGTCCAGTTCGTCGTCGTAATCGTAATCGTAGTCGTCGAAGCCCTCATCCTTTCCTTCGCAGTCGGTGCAGATGATGCGTGACGGGTCCATGAGGCCGCGTTCGATGATCACCACGCGCTCGCATTCCTCGCAGCGCAACTCTTCTTTGGTGCGAAGCTCTTCGGTCATGGCTTTTTCACCTGTAATGCCAGCTGCGCATCAGTAGCCAGCTCGCGTAGCTTGGTTCGGTAGTGCTTGCACTCGGCCAAGAGTGCCGCATTCTGTTCTCGCAATTCCTGAATCAGCTTGGCGGCAGCATCGCGGTGGCATCCAACGGCGCGACACTCCATGCTCATCGTGTCCGAGGGGAGTTGAGGGTCGCTCATTGCGAATCCTTTAGCTCTTGATAGCTACGCAGCATCTCGACAACGTCGCCGCTCACCATCGCTTTGGCTGCACGATCAAGAGCGGCGCGCAGCATGGTCAGGCCGAACGCGCCAGCAGGGCCGATGGATTGATATGCCGGGATCAGTTCGTCGCGCACGCGAGCCATCTGGCGCGGCAGATCGTCGCCGAGGGTCGTCGGGTCAGCAGGGACTTGCTCGCTCATAGACCAAGATCCTTTAACGTGCGCAAGGCTTTCCGCTGCTGGTCAGCGCTCAGCAGCAGGTAGTCGGTCTGCACAATCTCTGCGCATTTGATCAGCGCGAGCAGCACGTTTGCATCGACGCCATAGCCGACGCGGCTGTGTCCCCAGAACTTCAGGTGTTTCTTGGCGGACTGTTTAAGCTCCGTGAGCTTCGCGTCGCTCATTTGCTTTTCCTCACCATCATGTCTGGGTCATATCCATGGCGCTTGCACACGGCGGCTGCTGACGTGCTTCCGATGCAGAACACTTCGGAGACTTTCGACCAAAGCGGGACGCCGTAACGCATCGCTCGGCGCGTGTTTTGGGCATAGATCCAACGGCGCACAAGTTCACTATCAGTGTGCAGCGGATGATTGTCAGCACCAGAGAGCGGAGAAGTGGTCACCCGCTCGGGTGTGCGGTGAGCCTCACTCATCGATTCGCTTCCCGTTGATTCCGGCCATCAGCTTCTCCCGGCGAACGTTGGACACGACGACCATGATTTTCTCCAGGCGATCCGCTTTGGTCTCGGCCCATGGCTTCTGCTGCTTGCGCAGATACGAGATCTCGCTGCGGATAAAGCCAAGGTGACCGTCCAATTCGTCTAATTCGTATCTGTTGCTCATTGCCAATTCGCTGCGATGATCATCGTAAGAACCAATGCGGCACTTTCCCCCGTGCCTATCTATCAGGCTCGGTCCGACTCTTGATCGGATGCAGGTACTCGGTAACTCCCCCGTGAGCTTTCGCTCTGTCGCACAAGTCCGTTGCGCAACTGCCTCCCGATACACGGGCTGCACGGTCCGGGTCGCAAGTGTTCAGCGTTGCCCGATTCGGTCGCTTTTCTGAGAGGCGGGCACGACCTTTCGACCCCGCTGACTTTCGTGTCTCGGACGGCCGATTGCTCGGCAAAGAAACTGATTACATCGTCGGCTCGACAGTGCGCTCGCTGCGGTCGTAAACGCGGCGAGTCATCGAAATATTCTGATGGCCGAGCAACAGCATTGCTTCCTCGACCGACTTGCACTTGGCAGCTGCTCGCGCCCGCAGATCGTGATAGGTGAAGCGAATGTTCCCAGCCTTCGCCCAGCGTCGTTGATAGCGCTGCCAGATAGCCCGGAACCCGTCGGAGGTATAGCGCTCCCCGTCGCGTCGACGGATCACATGTTCGCCGGCTGGCGCCATATCCATGCATTCGAGGAGAAGGGCGTCGAGAACCGGCGTAATCCGCACGGCGAGGCGCTTGCCGGTCTTTGCCTGGCGGAAGCGGATCTTGCCTTCGGCCCGGTCCACCTGGTCCCAACGCAGCGAGAGAATGTCTCCCTGACGCTGGCCAGTGAGCACCGACAACTGCATGGCCAGCCTCATCTTGTACGGTACGGTCGCCATAAACCCTGTGAACTCGGCGTCGGTCACCTCGCGATCGCGTGGCCTGGACCGGTGGCGCTTCACGTCCCGGCAGACGTTCCGATCGATCAGATACCAACTGCCTACCGCCTGAGTGAACGCACAGGACAGAACCGCGAGCTGCTTGTTCCGTTGGATTCGCCCCTTCTTTACATTCATGAACTCGGCAAAGTCCCGAGGCTTCATCTCGTCCGCTATGCGGTGCCCAAACCAGCGCCGCAGGTCGCGGACGTGCCGGGCATAATCCCGCTGCGTGCGCGGCGACAGCTCGTAAGGAACGTACTCCGATTCGAATCGGTCCAGGATGTCGTTGACGGTGACGGCCGGTGCTGCTGTGTTCATGTGCGCAATCTAGCGCTGAGCACGAATCCACAACAGAACACATCTGAGTCCTGGAAGTGCCTAAATTGGTTGTTGACATCACGCGGCCACCAAAATCAGGTACTGCTCACGCCACAGGTAATCCAGCCATTGCACGTGCGCGCGGAGCATCTCAGCGTCGAGCTGCTCACGCGTGTACTGGTCCTGCTTCTCGCCGTCATAGACCTTGTGGCAGTAGTAGCAAGCGGGCACGCCATTGATATCAGCCGGCTTCTGGCCACCACCGGCTGTACCACCGCGGCGAATATGAGCGAGCACCACATTCCCCGGCTCTGGCCGGCAGAAGGGGAATAGCCGTAGAAAGCACGGCTGCCGCTCAGCGAACTTTCGAAGATTCATGCGGCGAACCTCATCACTTCTTCAGTTGCGCCGCGAAGTTCGGCTTCTGACCATTTGCGAGCATTCTTGCCGTTGAAAACCATCTTCAACAATACGTTGATTGTCGCGTCATAGAGCTTGGTGAACGTCTCTTCTGACATGCTCGACCACTTCAAAGACTCAGCCTCGACGCGCATTTCGCCCTTGATATTCCAGGTCGCTTCGTAGAAGCCGGCTAAGATCGTCACGTCCTTGCGGAAGCGGTCGAAGTTGGGCAGCACGGGCTTACCCTTGTATTCCATGGGCACGCAGGTCTCTGACCAGTAGTCGTACCCAAGTTGCACTAGCGCCCACCACTTTCGAAAGAACGCGCCGTTACGCATCTGCTTGGCATCTACCCGGAGCAGGGCGCCGATTTTCCATTTGCGGGCAATCTCGCGCGCCTCGTCGTCAGCGGGCGCCAGCATCCGAGTGTGCGTGCAGATCAAAAGTATTTCGCTCACGCTCTCTCCTCCAGCGACTTGAACCTGAAGTAGAGGCGGTTAGACCGCCTAACCGATTCCTTGCCGGCCGGCGTCTTCTTCCATGCTTCCGTATTGGCACGACGATGCGGAAGCCGGTTGCGCTCGCGGTCGTACGCACGGTAATAGTCGGCCTTCGCCTCGCGGTTCTCATTGATCTCACGACGCGCGCACGGAATGCAGCGCGTGTCATACCCATCAGCGGTAGTGCGCCATCGATAGAAGTTGCGACGGTCGAGAGTCTTCTCGGCCTGACAAATCCTGCAGACCTTGCGCCGGCGGGTGGTCACGCAGCCTCCCTCGGGCGCTTTGCCATCTCTTCACGGATGAAGTGCTGGATTGGCTTTGGCAGCAGTACCCACACGGCCGTGGTGAATGCCTCACCACCGGAGCGAACCTCGTCCCATACCTCCAGAACGTCTTTACCCTCGTTCACAGAATCCATGATTCGCTTCTGATACTCGGTGCATTTCCTGGTGTCCTGCTTATCCCAGCCATCCGGGCGTGGACTGTGCCGGCTTGCAACCTCATGCGTGGTCGCGTCAGCGTCGTTGTCGCCCTCGGTCGGGATGCAGAACACCTCCATGCAGGCGTATTTGTATGCGGCCGACATGGCTTTATTGGTCGCCTTGTCGCCGGAGTCCATCGCCTCGCCGGCAACTCTCACCGTATGGACGCTGCCATCGACACCGGACACGAGGTCGAATTCAACATCGAGGACTACGTAGAAAAGCACGCCACCGTTCTTGGTCTCACGCTCGGTGACCGAGCGGCTGAGGACGCGCGGGAGGATCAAAAGCTTCGTCTTCGCCAATAGCGGGGCCAGGGCGTTGTAAACGTCGTCGATACCGCGAAACTTGTAGTTCTGCTGTGTGTTCTTGTTGTTCTTCCCAATGCCCACCTTCGCCAGTTCCGCCATCACTTCCGCGATGGCCGCATACACTTTCGGGATCTTGCTGTCTTCGGTCGCGTTCATCTTCCAATTCCTTCATAAGTTTCCGACCTTCGATTACGTGGCGCTCCATTCGCGCCAGCATGCGTTCAAGCTGCTCGTCGTCGCGCACGGTTTAATCTCCACTGCGCCAAGTTGACGGTGTTGTCGGGGTACCGCCGGTGGAACTCGGCCAACGAGCGCTCGGCCTTCGCTGTCTTCGGGTTCCTGGCCACGCGAGCCCGCCACGTGCGCTCCATCAGCGCGCACCAGTCGAAGAAATGGTGGTTGTTCACCCAGCTAAAGAGCTTCATTCGGCTATCCTCGTAAACAAAGCGGCGTTCTGCTCAAGCAGTGTTCGAATGCCGGGCTCAAGGTCCGGGAACTCGTGGACTCGGCTGCTGTTGGCTGCCGCCTGTAACAGCGCTTGCAGTCGCAGGCTCGCCGAAAGACTTTTCGGCTCCTCGACGAACATGTCACTGTTGGCGGCCATACTCAGAACCTTTCTCCTGGGCTGACTAGGCTTCGTCGCTCTCAGCAACTTCGGCGTACTCGCTTTGACGCCTGCGTCGTTCTTCGGCCTCTTCAGCCTCACGCTGAATTTGCTGGGCAACGAGAATCTTTCCGTGCTCAAGCGCCTCTTCAGGCGTGTTGAAAAGGGTTTCGACGTAGTAGAGCGAGCCGCAGCCGACCCCGCTCTCGATGCACATGTATTGCTCGACGTGCTTTTTATGAGGGCGATAGTTGTCGTACTCGCTCCCGGGAACGCCGGGCGTGTCCGTCGATTCGATGCGGATCTGACCAATGGTCAGTCGATCATAGGAGGGCGTTAGCTCCCAGCGGGACACATACCCGGTTGGCTGCCCATAGCCGCTGTACCTGCAGTGACGACACGCGGCCTTGAAGTCCTTCCCGACAATATGGAACGCCTTCTCGCCATTGCACTCCGGGCAAACCTCCCGGATCTCGCGGCGGCTAGTCGTCGAGTGAAACACCACGTCGCCGAAGTTATACTTGGTCTCGAATTTCATATGATGGTCCAGTCCGTTCGTGTCCGGTGAGGGTCAGATCAGCCCTTGGCGGCATGCGGCGACGGCGATCTCCGCATTGCTCTTGAGCCCGGTCTTTTGGACGATGCGCGAGCGATACGTGCTGACGGTCTTCACGCTCAGACCGAGGCGGTTCGCGGTGAGGGCCGGCGACTCGCCCTTGGCAATCGCAAGCATGACTTCCCACTCGCGATCCGACAGGCCGCGTTCGACGTTTGACTGGTAGGTGGATCGCAGAATCAGTTTCTTGTCCGTCATTGCTCGCTCCAAATATTTGTCGAAAACTTTCCAGGTCATCAGGACACTGAGGGTTATCGAGTCTCGGCCATCGCGGCACGCAGGGCGGTTGCGCACTGGGCGAATCGCTTCGCCTTGAACCGCAGGCTGCGGATCTGCTGTTTGTGCCGGTCGTCTTCGAGGGCGAGCACGATGGAATGTCGCGCCATGTCCTCGCACCACTCGGCAAGCGTCAGCAGATCCTTGCGGCTTCGTTTCTTGCTCATCGCGCGCTCTACACGCTGAGTAGGCCGTTGTTGATCGCCCGGCGCTTCGCCTCGCCGAGTGGCTTGTCCAAGTCAGCCAACTCCAAGCCGCTGGCGTATTCATTGCCGTCGTTGCCCCATCTGGAAAGCACGGTCGGCCGGAACCCTCCGTGATCGCAGAAGTACAGATCGAACTCGCCAAACTCACCGAGTGAGGTGCAGTGCTCGCAGTCGTGTGTGTATCGCGGCATGTGCGTCAGATCCTGATTTGTGCGCGGACTACGCTGGCGGCTGCAACATGCCGGACGTTTCGCGCGTTACGCCGTCTCGGTCGGGGCGGTAGTTGATCGGCCGCAGAATCAATTCGGTCGGCAGGCTGTAGTTAGGAACGCTGCACGAGCGCATGTTGAATTCGTAGCCGAAATAGCCGTCGCTTATCTGCACGGTTTCGATGCCGAGGCGCTTCCAGCCTTCCAGCGCGTCAATCAGTTTTTGAATGTCCATGCTCAACTCCCGATCTCAATGCGTGCGTTGACGCGCGATCAAGCATTCACGGTGGCCGTAAATGCGGACCGCGCAACCCGCGTAGGTGTATCGGTCATCGGCCGTCGCTCTCATCTCCGACATCGCAAAGACTTCCGAGACATGCTTGTCACAGCACTCGCACTTGCCGAACTTCTCGGAAGAGGCGCCAGTGCTTTTCATTCGGTATGCGTACATGGAGCTGCTCACGATCAGGCGGTCAGGTACTCAAAGTGACAATCGCTGAATCCAGCGCCGCCACCGTGCGCACCGACAGGTCCACAAGGCGCTCCAGAAAGTTATCGGGAGTCGCCGGGCCGTTCTCCAGCAGCGCATCGTGGGCATCGCGCAGCTGGCGCAAGCTTTTTATGAGCTGTTTCTTTTCTTGAGCGTCCATCACGCCTCCGGCCCGTTGATCGCCAAGTACTCGGTTTCCACGACGTCGAGCGCATCGTCCACTCGCCCGGCGCGCAGCAGCTGGCGAAGTTGAGCAACGAACCGCTCGTGCTCGACGTGCTTCCAGCGCAGCGTCATGGTTTGAGAGGCGACGACGCCAGGACTGCAGGCGTCGTCACAGGGGGAACATTCTTCCGGCAGTTCCTGGGCACCGCTTTGAGCTGACTTACGCCCGTGCTGCCAATCACCGGAAGAATGCGAGGAACCATTGAGAATTCGGTCGATGCCGAGCATCGTGTGTTCGGCGAGATTCATGCGGCCTCCAAAGTGCGCAGGGCCGCATCGATCTCATCGGCGGACATTTTGAAAATGCCACTGAGGTCGATGTCCTTCGCCACACGCGGGCTCGTGATGATCGGGCTGCGAGGGTGAGCCTTGAGTTCACGACGGCTCTGGGCCATCAGGTACTCGGCGAGGTCGGCTTCTTGGTTGATCACTTGCCGTTCCTCTTTCCGTTACGGTTCGCCGCGACCGCTGCATCGGCATGCTCACGTGCCTTGCTCGCGGCCAGCTCCGGGTTGCTTCGGTACTTCGGCGACCTGACGAGCTCGCCGTGCACCGAGGCGGCGACGGCGACTTTCAGGTTCTGGAGCTGGCGGCGGGTTAGCTGCGACATGGGCGAACTATAGGCTCACCTTATGATTGTGGTCAATAGGGTAAACTTATATTTTTCAGATATAGTCCTCCCACGGCCATCCCGGCCGGTCAGATCAGGAGAGGGTTATGTCGATTTCGGGCAAGCCGTCTACGTTCTGCGGCTCGGATGTTGAGTACACCCGCCCAAACCATATGAGGCAACAGATGGGAAGCGCCGATCCGCCAAACGATCCAGTAGTCGACCCTAGTCCGGAGATGATTTCTGCTGGCGTGGTTGCGCTTGAGGACTGGCGGGAAGTGGCCTTCGACGAGATGGTTGTTGCTGAAATTTATAAAGCCATGGTCTCTGCGTCGCCGCCAGCATTTCACGATGGATCTGAGTCACAAGTGCTTATAACTGGGGCAGGGAACAGCCTCAGTGTAGAACTGAGCCCGAGTTTTTCTCGCCCCGGATTGCCGAGAATGTCTCCTCTACGACGCCTTTTAGCGCGTCTCCTGCTTGGTACATGGTGGCGAGAAGTTGAAGCGCATTTTTTGCAGGCCCCTCGAACTGGAAGCGGCACTGAACAAAGTTGAGCGATCCAGAAAGATGGACCGGCATCGTACCGTCGTATCTGAGAATGCAGTCAGTGAACTCGCAGTCGATGAACGTGCAACCGTCCATCTGAATGGTCATTTTTTCGAACTTTGTTTTTCGTGAGATCACGAGGGGGCTCCCTTTCGTTGTGGTTGTGATCCCTAGCTGCTCTTCCAGGCAAGATAGAGAAGCAGCGCGACAGCAATCCAGAGCGCACGCTTTAGGTCATCGACTACCTCGCGTAAAGCTGCCAGCTCGGATCGAAATTGCCCTATGGTGTCTTTGATTTCCTCGACTTCGTCAGGCAGTGACCACGGCTCGGCGAACGCGTCTTCCCAGTCGTCCGTAGCCATAGCGGCTCTACTGTTTGGTGTTCTCGGTCTTGACGAAATCCGCGTATCTGGCGATTTGGCGCCGGAGTTCAGGATCAAGCTCGCCCCATCTCTGGAGGAATGGCTCGGTCTCGGGCGTAGCAGCGGGGTGCTTCGGACCGCGCTCTGTGTAGAGCCATTCGACGCACACATTTAATTCCTTTGCCAGCTTGAGCACAGATGGATGTTCGGGTGCGCGATTGGGCAGCCCCCACTCATGGACGGCCGGCTGGCTCACTCCGGCCATTTTCGCAAGCCGGGTTTGGGTCGCCCGCTCTTTGGGATGGCGCTCCTTCAGCGCCTCTAAGGCTCGTTCCAGAAAGGTTCTTTCGCGCGTTTTGGCCATAGGCCAATTCTGCGAGATTGCGCCATAAGGTGAGCCTATTGCATAATCATAAGGCAATCCTATACTCTTCGTGCTATGCAAGCGTTGCGCTCCTACCTGGACAGGACGAATACGACCCAGTCGGCATTCGCGAAACGAGTTGGCGTGAGTCAGGCGACGGTGGCGAACTGGGTGAACGGGGTTCACTCGGCCTCTGCCGAGCAGCTGAGAAACATCGCGCGTGAGGCAGGTTGCAGCGTTGACGAACTGTTGGCTGACAGCGCATCCGAGCGCCCGAACGTAGCCTAGCCGTGCCTGATCTCTCTTCAATGCCATCTCGAATTTCCCCGCTGAGTTTAGTGCCCAGCGGAGTTTCCACATGGCGACACAGCACGCAACCTGAAGAGTATTCCCCACGGCTCAATTCAGAGTATCCCTCACGAATTCTTGTGACGGTGGAGTCAAAACCGTGACGCACATCGCAAAAATTAGATGCGTAATGGCGCGGTCGTTGACTGTGCTCGCGCAAGCTGATCTCACATTCGTTGATAAAACAAACGTTTGTCACTTTTTGTGCACTCACGGTGCCGCTCTTCTGCGCATATCCCTTAGAAAATTTCGTGGGGCCATTTCGCGTTACCCCATAACTGACAGACATTTCATTTTTCATGCGCGCACTTTGCCGGCCGCGAGTTTTTTTGCCTAGCCGATACATATGCAAACTAATTCCGAAGATCGGCAGCAGCTTGCATTTGAGCTGGTGCAGCCTCCACCGGAGCCGCATGTGGAGCCGGTGACGCCGGAGTTGATTCGCATTGTCCGCCGCAAGCCAACGCTTTTACACGCCTGGAATTTCGCGCAGGAGTTCTCAGGTCTTCAGGACAAACAGATATACGAACCGCTGGCCATCGACAGCTCGCACTGGACAAAGATCGGCAAGGGCACAGCATCGCCGCCGGCTGATGGGAGATTCACTAAATACTTTCAGCTCGTGGGTAACGAGTTCCCGCTGATCTGGCTGGCAGAGGCGTGCGGCTATGACTGGACGACGATCCGCAAGCACCAATCCAACGAGCAGAAGCGCATCGCCGATCTTGAGCGTGAGAACACCGAACTGAAACGCGCGATGAGTCTTTGGGCGGAGGCGCATCGCAAATGACCAACACCAGCTCCTTCCGCGGCATCCAAGGTATTCGCGAGATCAAAGCACGGATGACTCAGTTGGTCGCGTGGTACGCCAAGCACAAGCCCGAGGTGCGCGAGTTGGTGATCGAACGCACGGACTACGACCTCATAGCGCGCTGGCCCAAAGCGGCGAACGTCGAAGGCTTCGACGTCACCGATAACGGAATTTTCTTCTCAGGCATGCGCCTGACCTACACCACCGGCCAGGGCCGCTATGAGAAGCGGCAGGGCCCAGAACAGGCGCTGATCCAATGAGCGATATATCCGAGCTGATGGCGAAGAGCTTCAGTATCGAAGAGCTTGCCAACCGACTTCGCGATCATGGCGAGCCTGCTGTGCGCATCCTTGCCGAGAAGGTCATCTCCGCTATCGACCGCCAAGAGCTTCGTGAGTCGGAAGATGGCGATGAGTTTTGATTTCCTCGAATCCCTGCGCTCTAACCATCCCCTTGAGCGCGGGAACTCTGCCGCCCGTTGGAAACGACGGGCGGATTTTTCTTCTGAGGTGACGTCATGAGCTGCCACGACACCCAAAACGATCGGCTGCTGGCGGAGTTCAAACGCCGCCGCTATCTCACGATGCGCGACATCTTCGACAAGCTCCACATCAACAACCCTTGGGCTCGCATCTCTGAGCTGCGCAAGCGCCACCGAATCAAAGATGACTTCGTGAAGACGAAGGGCGGGGCGCGCATCAAGGTCTACTGGCTGGCCGAAGGGCGGAAGCGCGCAGCGTGATCGAGCCGGCCGAAGTGGATGACATTGAAGACACCTGGCACCACGCCGGGCTGGTTGCCGAGATGGCGGTATGGAACATCGCCAATCGCGCGAAGGACCGTCATGACGAGCAGATCGACGCCATGCGCGTTCACAACGGAATGACGCTGGATGAATTCCTGGCTGGTCAATGAGCAATGACATCATGAATCGCGCATGGCCAATCCAGCTTCCTGTTCCAGAAAAGCTGATCCTGATGACGCTCTCGGATTATGCCAACGACGATGGTGAGTGCTTTCCGTCGATTGCTTCTATCGCTGAACGCGCCTGCATGGACGCGCGTCGCGTGTATCGACTGCTGAAGAATCTGGAGGGCGCCCAACAGATCAGTCGGCGGTCTCGGCCTGGGCACAGCACGGTGTATGTGATCCATCCAACCCCTGTCACCAGTGCCACCCCTGTCACACAGACCACTGGTCTAGGTGACATTCCACCCCTGTCACCACTGCCACCCACCCCTGTCACCACTGCCACCCCCATTACATTGAACCCTCAAGGAACCTCAGATTCCCGTAGGGCCGCAAGCGGCGGTCCGAATACTTCAGGCACCCGCGATCCTGCCGGTGAAGAGGCACTGCCTGAAAGCACACTCGACAAAGCGCTCTTTGCCGAGGCCAGGAAAATCTTCGGGTATTCCATCGGTGGTCAAGTCAATCGCGCGATTCGAGCCAAGGGCAAACCATGGGTCCATGGCGTGATTGAGGCTTGCCGGGGCAAGGACGAAGAGGCTGCAAGAGCCTACTTTGCCGCTGCTCTGCGTGGCGTTTCCAAGCCGGACGAAGCACAGCAACGCAAGGCCATCCCATGACGAAAACCTTTGCCGATTTCCGTATCGATTTACCCGGCGGCGCTTCTGGCGAAGTCGACGTGCTTTGCCCGGAATGCTCGCCGACCCGGAAGAAAAAACACGTTCGCTGCCTTGGCGTGAACGTCGAGAAAGGCACGTGGTTGTGTCAGCACTGTGGTTGGGCTGGCGGTCTCGGAACGGGCGCGCATCGAAACGACCAGCTGCATTGGCGCAAGCCTGTGTACGTTCGGCCGGAGGCGCCTGCGATCCCCGAAGGGCTCGACGTGGGCATGGTGCAGTTCTTTGCGACGCGCGGCATTCCTGCCGGGGTCCTGCGTCGGAATCGCATCAGCACGCAACGGGTGTACATGCCGCAGGTGGAGGATCACGTCAAAGCGATCTGCTTCCCGTACTACCGGGGCGATCAGTACATCAACGCGAAGTATCGGGACCGCGAGAAAAACTTTCGAATGGAGGCTGGCGCGGAGCGAATCCTCTACGGCCTGAACGACATTGACCCGGCGCGCGTAGTGATCGTGGAAGGCGAGATCGACAAGCTTTCGGTGGAGGTGGCCGGCATCACTTCGTGCGTGTCCGTTCCGGATGGCGCGCCAGCGATCAACGCGAAGAACTACGACAGCAAGTTCACGTTCCTTGAAGCTGATGCTGAGCGATTGGAGGCGGTCAAGGAATGGATCATCGCTGTCGACAACGATCCGCCTGGCACCCGGCTTGAGGAAGAACTGGTGCGCCGTTTCGGCGTTGGGAAGTGCAAGCGCGTGGTATGGCCGGAGGGCTGCAAGGATGCGAACGACGTGCTTGTCCAGCACGGCTCGGAAGTGCTCGCCGAGTGCATTCGACAGGCTGAGGAGTTCCCGATCCAAGGCGTTATCTACGGTCACCAGCTCGCGAAAGAAATCGAGTTGCTATACGCGGAAGGCGAGTCGCGCGGTGTATCGACGGGCTGGCCCAGCATGGACACGTGCTACACGGTCCAGCCCGGCGAGGTGACAGTAATCACTGGCACGCCGGGCTCAGGCAAGAGCAACTGGCTGGACGCGCTATTGGTCAATCTGGCGCGAGATCACCGTTGGATTGTCCCCATGTTCTCGCCCGAAAACTCACCACTGAAGCGCCATATGTCGCGCCTGATGGAGAAATACGTCCGCGAACCGTTTCGCCATGGACCAAGTCGGCGAATGTCTCCGGAGCGGCGTGAGGAAGCGCTTGAATGGTGCAGCTGGCACTTCCCGATGATCATGCCCGAGGACGAGGAAGACTGGACGCTGGAGAACATTTTCAAGATCGCACAGGCGTTGATCCTTCGTCACGGTATCCGCGGGCTGGTCATCGATCCGTGGAACGAGCTTGAGCACATCCGGCCGGCGCACCTGAGCGAGTCGGAGTACATCGGCCTGAGCTTGAAGAAGGTTCGCCAGTTCGCGCGCCGTACCAAGTTGCACGTCTGGATCGTGGCACATCCCGCGAAGCTCTATCGGACCAAGGAAGGCACGTACCCAATGCCATCGCTGTACGACATCAGTGGCTCGGCCAATTGGTACAACAAGCCAGACAACGGGCTGGTGATCTATCGCGACAAGGGAAATCCAGAGGCGCCCGTCGAAGTTTACACACAAAAAATCCGTGAGCGCAGCACCGGCGAGATCGGGCAAACGAACTTCAAGTACAACAAGGTGCTCGCAGATTATGAGGAGTACGTGGTTCGCGATACATGGGGGTCTGCGTCATGAAACCCCGCTGGCGCTGGGACTGGCGACGCAACTGGTGGGAGCGGAGCGCTGATGGTTGGGTTGAGAAACGATGGGGTCAGTGGTCGATCAAAGCGAGACGCAAATGCGCATAACCGACATAAAGCACTGCTGCAAATGTCATTGCCACAAGCCTCGAACCGACTTTAGCGATTCGTGGGCGACGAAGGACGGAAAGCAGTCCTGGTGTAAGCAATGCACGAAGTTATATCGCGCAGCTAAGAAAGCCTCGAAAGAGATTCACGTGGATCCAATCACATGAAACGTCAGCTTACCAAGCTCGAATGTGTGCTCTGTTGCGTCATCGCCTTCGTGGTCGGTTTCGTAGCAGTGGTGCTGTGGTGAAACAGCTTCGCAGCAACCAAGGCGCCTGGGCTAGTAGTGAGCAATCAGCGCGCTTGGCGGTGAGCGCATCAGTGGATCGAGACACGTTGATTGCATCCATCGTCGCTGGGATGCGAGCGAAGGAGCGGGCGAAGGCCGGCCGACCCTCGGATTACCAGCGCAAGCGTCAAAGGCGGAGGGCGCGATGAGCAAAAGATGGGCTTTTGTGATTGATGGGACCAAGCAAATCCTGCTGGCGAACTCGGACAGCGGGGTCATGGCGTTCACTCTGGCTAACCGCTACATCGTGATTTCCTGCGATGGAACTTGGAATTGGCAGAGTGTGGATCTCGTGCACCCAGAGGAGCCAGCGGAACCGGGCGATACCGAACGCCAGGAACAAACCACATGAGCGAGCAAGCGCCGACAAAGGATCTGAGCATGGCCATGGAATGCCGAATTCTGGGATGCCAGCGTAGCGCCGCTGTCGATCGCATCCAAGAGTTGCGCGAACAGAACGCCGCGCTCATGGCCGAGTGTGCGCACTACCGAGAAAAGCTTCGCGAACTATCCAGCGCCGCCGCTGCTGCGCTTACGGTGAAGCCATGACCGACCCAGTCCCGTCGAAGAAGCGAGACATCGCGGACGACCTGCTGGAAGCGGTCACGGTGCTGGGCGAGCCGTCCCATCGTGAGGCCGTGGCAGGAACCATTGGCCGCGCTGCCGGCGTGATCAATCGCCTCCGCAGCGATCTGGAGGAACTGCACGACGCGCACGACACGCTAGAGCGCAAACTCGACAGCTGCGGCGTCGAGTGCTCGGCAACCATGAAGAGCCTGCTGGCAGAGAACGAACGCCTTCGCACCACCCTGACCGGCATCTCCACCTGCAGCACCTGCGAGGCGTGCCGGGGCGCGGCGCAGAGGGCGTTGGGCGGAGAACCGACGAAGGGGTGCGCGACCAAGTTTGAAGTTGGCGACCGTGTTCAATGGACCAACCATCTGAATAACACCTTTCGCGGGATGGTCCGCCATGTGAACCCGGACCCTCACGTCATAGTGCAGTTCGACGACGGAACACTGCGTAGTTTCACGGAATCCGAACTGCGAGCCGCCCAACCTCCGGGAGATGTCGGTTGAGCGAGCTGTCCGACATCCTCAGCATTCAATTGCGCGCCCTGAAGATCGAGCACCAGCGCGAAGCCAAGCTCATTCCCGGCCGGCGATTCCGCACGGACATTTTCATCCCTCCCGTGCTGGTCTGCGAATGCGATGGCGCCACCTGGAGCGGTGGCCGACATACGCGAGGGCAGGGCGTCGAGGACGATTGCGAGAAGCAGAACTTGCTAGTGACGCTGGGCTACCGGCCCATGCGCTTCACCAAGCAGCAAATCAAGCTGGGCTGGGCAGCGGCCTGGATTCAAGCGGCTATGAAGGTGACGCAATGAACGCTGTGGCCATTGTCGACCGTAGCGCCGAACGTTACGAACTCCAGGGCATCAGGTACGAGCTCAACGTCTGGGGGCGGTGGATCGAAAAGCATATGGACTTCGAAGGTTATCCAGGTATCAGCGCGCTGGAGGCTTGGCGAGCTGGCCGCGGCGGCGGTTCACCCGGGCACAAGATTCTGTGCTTGGATATGCCGGATATGGTTTACGCGGTGCATGCGCGCTGGCTGCAGGTGTTAACTGAGTATGAGCGTGAGGCTGTTTGGATCTGGTTCGTGATTCGGGTGAAGCCAGATGGAACACTCTGGCCGATCGATCACAAGTGCAAGAAAGCTGGCATCACAGAAGAGGCATTGCGTAAGCGGGTGAGTCGGGCGTGCCGGAGACTTGCCGGGTTACCTGTTGATTGATATTGCCTTGCCGTCACAGAAAGGATATATAGCAACTCAGTCTCACAAACTGTCACCAGAACCCTGCCCGGCGAAAAGCTCGGCGGGGTTTTCTTTTTGTGGCCCCACCCGCCCGTCACTACGACACACGCTGCACATTGAGTTGCACGAGGCGGACTTTGGGGCCATCCATTTCTGGAGCCCCACCGCATGCGACCAAACTTCGCTGCCGCCATTGTGGCGGTCGGGCTGTGCCTGATCGTTACGGGCATCGCAAGAGCGGCCGTGACCAACGCCTATTGGCGCGTCGATCTGAACCAGGGCACGTCCATCATTGCGTACGGGCAGGGCGCCACCGAACAGGCTGCATGGGACGACTGCTATCGGCTCCAGGCGATCACCCGGGCGATGACTGCCGCCGAGACGCGGAAGATTGCCGTTGCGGCGGTGAGCACGAGCGTAGTGCGTTGGTGCAAAAATCCAATGCGTTACGCGACGGTGAGCCCGGATCCGGTTGCGCCAGTGCCGATCACGGACACCGCGACGCTGAGCTGGATACCGCCGACACAGAACACAGACGGCAGTGCGCTCAGTAATCTGGCCGGCTACCGAATCCATTATGGATCGAGTGCCGGAGCGCTGACCCAAACGATCCAAGTCGCTGACCCGGCGATTGTCCGGTACATCATCAGCAACCTCTCGCCCGGCAGCTACTATTTCGCCGTTCGTGCCTACCGATCGGATGGCGTCGAGAGCGAGCTGTCTCGGGTTGTGACAAAGACGATCCTGTGAGCACGCTGTCTCGAGTCATTTACGACCTTGACTCGACGCCGCCTACAGCGCCGTTGTCACTGACGGCTACAGCGCTATCGCAAACGACGATCCGGATTTCCTGGGGCGCCTCCACTGATACGGGAGGCTCTGGCCTCGCCGGCTATCGGGTGTATCGCTCCACTACGAGCGGCGGCACCTATACGCAGGTTGGCAGCGACCTGAGCGTGGCATCGCTGAGCTACGACGACACCGGCCTTAGCGCTGGTCAAACGCGTTTCTATCGGGTGGCTGCCCTCGACGGAAATGGAAACGTCGGCTCGCAATCTTCGATTGCAAGCGCCACGACTCAGGCAAGTAGCGGTGGCAGTAGTCTATTCGTTGCGGATTTCTCAAATCCGAACGCGAATGGCATCACGACCGGATACAACTTTGCTAATCGCCGTGCGTTTTCGAATACCGGCGAACAGCAGGACGGCGTCACCAATTTCACTATCACGCATCTGCCAACAGGCGGGCGCTTTGGCGGCCCCGCAGCGCGTATCACCTTCCTCGCCGGTCGCTATCAGTATGTAGCAGGTTGGGTGTGCCCGACGCTTTCACAAACCTGGAATGCGGGAGACAAGCGATACCTGCGCTTCCGGATGCGTATCGCTGACGATGTGCGATGGACCAGCGATAACGCGATCAAGCTGATTGATGACCGAGGCGGTGATAGTGGAGGCGGTGAGCGCACCATCCTCTATTACCGAGGTCCGTACGCGTTATCTGGTGGAGGCGGCGCCATTGGGTGGCAGGCAAATGTCGACGGTACCGGATACTCGGATACGGGAGTACAGAATACTCGGGTGCTCCCTGCGTATTGGGGCCTGAGTGGCAACCTCAACTCATGGGGACACGCAGGTATCTATCCGACGTATGAGAACTACGGCGAGTTTGGCTGTCTGACAGCCAACAATCAGATCGGTTTCCGCTGCTGCGATCCGGTGCTGGTGAGCTACGGAAACAAAGCGGGATGCCCCGCCAATCCGAATGGCACGTCACAATCGAGTACCGGAGGCTGGCTTGAAGTGCAGCTCGAACAAACCTACGCGACAAGCAACATTGTTTATTTCAAGCAATGGATCAATAACAACAATTACGCGACTCCAAGCTCGATCATTCGTGTATTCAACGTTGGGGTCGAGAATCCAGGATTGAATGGCGCGGGCTGGAACAACGGCGTGAATCTCGCGGCGTACGTCGATGGAGGTAGCGGGACTCACAACGAGCAGAATCATTCGCTAGATTTCGAGAGTTTCGAGATTTCGCGATCGTTCGACTCGGCGTGGTTTAGAGGCTGACATGGCTGCCACGGTCGTATCGACGACGCATGTTCCTGGTGGTTCGGTCCAAACGATCAGCTTTACCGGCATCAATGCAAGCGCCGGCAATGCAGTTGTTGTGTTGTTGAGTATCCGCGACGCAGGCGGCGCGAGCTACTCCAGTGCAACCTGGAACAGTGGCAGTGTCACTGCAGCGGATACGCAGCTGGACACGCTAACCGATGGCATGCAATTGCATGCGATTGCATTCACCGGTCTAACCGGCACACAGACCCTTGCTATCACTCTTGATGCATTCAGCGATGACATCGAGGGCTGGGCGGTTGTGATATCCAACGCCAACACGGCCGACGTGTTGGGCACAGCTGCGTATACCGCAAGCGGTAGTAATGCCTCGCCCGCAGCTGCAACGGTTTCGACAGATGCGAATGCAATCGTTTTGTCTCAGGCCCGTGGTCGCGCCGACCTTACCGCAACCATGGCAGCCCAGTCCGGGCAAACCAGCATCGATGGCCCGCAACTCTCCGGCAATGGCAACACGATCATGCTCTCCTCTGAGCCTGGCGCTGCTTCTGTCTCGAGCGGTTACACATTCGATGACTCAGCCTTCCCGTTCGTGCGGGTTGCGGTAGTGCCTGTGAACGGCACGGGTGGCGGTAGTAGTCAGGCCCCGCGAAGCTCCGCGTTTATGCGGATGTTGATGAACAACTGAGCGCACATGAAATTCACCCCTGAACCCGCCCCGTGCGGGTTTTTTCGTTTCTGAGGCCAGCGCATGCGACTGCTGAAGCAAAGCACGGCAACCACGTTGCTGCTCGGTCCGTTTCTTGATGAGACGGACGGACGGACCGCAGAAACGGCGTTGACGCTTTCTCAAGCCGACATCCGGCTATGGAAAGAAGGCGGCACCACTGCAGCCCAGAAGAACGAGAGCACGACCTGTACTCATAGAGAGAACGGGTATTACACCTGTCCGGTGAACACGACGGACACCAACACCTTAGGCACGCTTGCGGTATTCGTGAATGAGTCGGGAGCGCTGCCAATTCGCCTCGATTATCTGGTGGTGCCGGCGAACGTGTACGACTCATTTACGCTGGGGACCGATCTGCTTGATGTCAGTATCGTCCAGGCGAATGGGTCCGCTACACCCATCACCAATTTTGCTGCAGCCTGCTTGGGTTATGTCATCGGCACGTCGGACAACACTGGATTTACGGCGACAAACGCCATCATGGATACGACGATCACCGAGGCGACGGCCGATCACTTCAACGGCCGTGCCATCGTGTTCACCTCGGGCGCGTTGCTCGGTCAAGCGACATTGATTACCGACTATGCCCTGACGGGCGGCCGCGGGCGCTTCACATTCTCGACGCTCACGGAAGTTGTACCTAACGGTACGACATTTACGATCGTCTAATGCCGTCCCTTGCTGGCGCAATAACTGTACTGGGCCTAGGTGGCCTGTCAGTTGGGGCGCCATTCTACGATTCGGAATATCAGACCGTACCGAGGCCATTCACTCAGCAGTTCACACAGCTGGGTCTGGGGGGCCTGTCGACCTTCCCGCACGCGGACTTCAGCGGGAAGGCCACAGAGACAACGGCACCGTTAACGGTCTCAGACACTGCCAGTCTCTCGGCCACCGAAGAGCCGATTGATCGCAACGAGATTGCGACCGCAGATACCGCGCGGCTGTCGGCGACGGAAGCGTCGCTGCTGTTCAATCGGATCGATGTCACCGATACCGCCGCGCTCACGGCCGGCGAGACGATTGCGCTTCTTCAGAGCGGCGTCACGCTCAAGACGGCGAGCGACACGGCCTCGCTCAGCGCCACCGATTCATCCGCAGTAAATGTATCGCTAAGCGTATCCGACACCGCAAGCATTACGGTCACCGATACATCTGTGGTCGTTGTCTCGACCGAGACGCTATCGGTCACTGATACGGCCAGCCTCAGTGCGGATGACGCTCAGCTGCTCGAGATCTTCGCCGGCATCGTTGAGAAGACTGTCTCTGATTCGGCGTTCCTGACTGTCAGCGACTCAGCTGTTGTGGTCGAGGTGCGCCGTATTCGAAAAATCAAGTTCGAGGCGCGTCTGCCCCGAATGACGTTCGAGGTTGTTTGATGTTTTACGTGGTCCTGAAGCCCGACAAGACGCCGATGGAATCTCCGTTCATGACCATGGCGGATGCCCAGAGCGCGGTAGCTCAGGCAGAGCCCGATATCGTGCTTCAAAGCAACTACCGCATTCACCCGGTGCACAATCTGAGCGACCTCAAGTCGTTGTCGGTCAAGCATCGCGAAACCGTAGTGATTGAGAAATTCGACGGCGAGTACGTCGGCCAGCCACCCGTGGAAGTTGTCGAGTTCAAATTCGGAGATATGTGATGGCATTGACTAATGCGGGCGCGATTCTCGCCGCCCAGTGTCTGATGAACGACAGCGCGACCTTCCTCAATAGTTCGAACGCACACCTTGGAGTCGGTGACAGCTCGACAGCGTTCGCCGCGGCCCAGACCGACTTGCAGGCGGCATCCAACAAGCTCCGCAAGGGCATGGAGGCGAGTTACCCGACGCGGTCCTCTGGTGCGATGACGCTGCGAAGCCTATTCGGGACCAGTGAGGCGAACTTTGCCTGGGCAGAATGGGGCAGCTTCAATGCGAACTCGGGTGGCACGATGTTCACGAGAAAGGTTGAGGCGCTGGGCACGAAAACGAGTGCACAGAGTTGGCAGCTCACTGCGACGATTACCCTGGCCGCAGCCTAATGCCCACCTACGTGAACGAGTCGAGCACATTGACTGTGCAAACTCGCTTCTACAACCAGTCGAACGATCCAGCGGCTCCAACCACCGCGCGCTATCTGATCCGTGACGTGTCGAATGATCGTGTCGTGCGTGACTGGACCAATCTCGCCCCAGCACCGTCGATTGATATCGAGATCGCAGCCTCAGACAACGACATCTACGAGCATACGCCACGGGGCCGACGTTTCGAGAAGCGCGTGCTCACGGTGCAGACAAACTCGGGTGAGATCACTCAGTACGTCGATGAGTTCGAGTATTGGGTCCGTAACCTGGCCGGCATCGACAACGATTAGAAAAATCAATTGATTGTAATTGTATTCTATGAGCGGAGCCCCCGTTGGAAATCAGAACGCCGCCAAATCAAAGCGGTTGTTCACAGCTGCGCTCAAGCGCCTCTTTGCTCAAGACCCTACTCGCGCGGACAGGCTCGCCGAAAAGCTCATCTCGCTAGCTGAGCAGGGCGAGGCTTGGGCGTTCAAGGAACTGTTCGATCGCGTCGACGGCAAGGCGCCTCAGCCGCTGACAGGTGGCGATGACGATGACAACCCGATCAAGACGCACAGCGAGATCCTGATTCGAGCCGTAGATGCAGCTAGCGATAGACCTTCCGAGGAAGGCTAGCGACACACTGGTTCCGAAAGCACGCTTCAAGGTGCTTCACGGCGGACGAGATTCAGCGAAGTCTCATTCGATTGCGCGGATGCTTCTGGCAAGAGGCAGGGCGAGACCAGAGCGCATTCTGTGCACTCGTGAAATCCAGAAGTCGATTGCAGAGTCAGTCCATCAGCTGCTCAAGGACCTGATCGGTGAGCTTGGTCTGCAGGACTTCTACGAGGTCCAGCAGAACTACATCCGAGGTGCGAGCGGCACGCAGATCGCGTTTCATGGTCTTTCAGGCCAGACAGCCACATCGATCAAGTCGTTTGAGGGCACGACGATTTGCTGGGTCGAGGAAGCGCAGACCATCAGCAAGCGCAGCTGGGATCTGCTTGAGCCGACTATCCGAGCGCCAGGCTCTGAGATCTGGGTGAGCTTCAACCCGGACATGGACACAGACGAGACGTACAAGCGGTTCGTCGTGAGCCCACCGCCTGATTCCATCGTCACCCAGATGAATTGGGTCGATAACCCTTGGCGATCCAGGGTGCTGGATGCGGCGCGCGAGAAGATGCGGCAGGAGTCGCCTGACGATTACGCCCATATCTACATGGGCCAGTGCCGGCCAGCTGTCGAAGGCGCGATCTATTACCAGGAAGTCTCGAAGCTCAAGAGCAGCGGTCGACTGGGCAACGTGCCTTACGACCCGATGCTCAAGGTGCATGTCATATGCGACTTGGGCTTCAACGACTTTATGGCATTGCTGTTGGTCCAGCGCTTGGGCTCTGAGATTCGGATCATTCGGTATATCGAGGACCGGATGCGATTCATTCCGAGCTATCACCAGGAGCTGCAGGACCTGAAGCTCAACTGGGGAAAGCTGTATTTGCCTCATGACGGCAAGGCCAAGCATGTCACCGGCTCAAGTGCGCAAGAGCAATTCGATGCGCTCGGCTGGGATGTGGAGATCGTTCCCGACATCGGTATCGAGCAGGGCATTCGAAAGACGCGCGAGGTGTTTCCTCGCTTCTATGTCGACAAGACGCATGCGGGCGAGCTGGTGAGTCGTCTGGGTCGGTATCGACGACGAGTGAACGCAGAAGGGCAGGCATCGACGCCGCTTCACGATGACAGTTCGAACGGAGCTGACGGTACGCGATATCTGGCGATAGTGGCCGATCAGCTGAGCAACGAATCACAAGTGATTGCAGATCCATACGCAGGCTTCCGACGTGGCTGAACCAAAAGCGGACAAAACTACGAGCAAGGCCGAAGAGCTGCTTGTTCGAGTCCGCAAGCATTACAAGATCGCTGAGGAGGCGGACCGCGACAATCGAGAGGAAGCACTCAAGGACCTGAAGTTCCTTCACAAGCCCGGCGAGCAATGGGACGAGTGGACGCGCCAGAAACGTGGTGCAGAGCGTCCCATGTACGAGTTCAACAAGACTCGTATCACGGTGAAACGCGTCGTCAATGACATGCGCGCCAATCGCCCTCAGGGCAAGGTGCGTGCGGTCGAGGATGGCGACAAGCCCACATCGAACGTGATGGAAGGCTTGATCCGCAACATCTGGAATACGGCCGATGGCGACACAGTCATCGATACGGCCGCTGAGTACCAGGTCGGTGCTGGCATGGGCGCCTGGCGTGTCACGGTCGATTATGCGGACGATGAAGCATTTGAGCAGAAGATCGGTGTTGATCCGATTCGCAACCCATTCTGCCTGTTTGCAGATCCTTCGGCTCAGGACTCGCTAAAGCGAGACGCGAAGTACTGGATCCTGACGGACAAGGTCAGCAAAGAGACCTATGAGTCGCGCTGGCCGAACAAGGAAGTGTGTTCGTTCGAGGCTGACCAATTCGATGACGATCATGACTGGCAGTCTGAGGAGAAGGTTCGCATCTGCGAGTACTGGTGGAAGGAGCCAGTAGCCAAAACGCTCTGCCTTCTCGGCAACGGCATGACAATCGACAAGTCGGACCCGAATGCCACGCCTGAATTGATCGAACAAGCGGGTGGTGTCGTCAAAGAGCGGCCTGTTAAGTCGCACAAAATCATGATGTGCATCGTCGGTGGTGGCGATGCGATCCTTGATGGGCCTGTTGAGTGGGTTGGCAAAGAGTTCCCCTTCGTGATGATCTACGGCGAGTACGTCGTGATCGAAGGGAAAACTTACTGGTTCGGTCTGACGCGCTTCGCCAAGGATGCCCAGCGCTCATATAACGTGTCGCGCACCAATGCGATTGAATCCGTCGCGCTGACTCCACAAGCGAAGTTTTGGGCGACGGCTGAGCAGGCGCTGGGACATACGGCGGCTTGGGCGGAAGCGAACACCAAGAACTTCCCGTTCATGCTCTACAACGCCGACGCCAAAACGGGTGGCGCACCTCCGCAACGGATGGGCTCGGCAGATGTTCCAGTTGCGCTGATTCAAGAAATGCAAATCAGCTCCGAGGACATCAAGGCTGTCACGGGCATTTATGACGCGTCCCTCGGCGCGCAGGGCAATGAGACCAGCGGCAAGGCGATCAATGCACGCCAGCGACAAGGCGAGATCGCTACGTTCAACTACATGGACAACATGGCGAAGGGCATTCGTCGCACCTGGGAAATCCTGATCGATCTGGTGCCCAGGATCTACGACACCGAACGTAGCGTTCGCATTCTTGGCATCGATGGCGCTGAGGATTACGCCAAGGTCAACACCGTTGATCCGAAGACTGGCAAAGCGCTCAACGATCTATCCCGTGGCAAGTACGACGTAACTGTGACGGTGGGCCCAAGCTTCGCGACATTGCGTCAGGAAGCTGCAGAAGCCTACGGGGAGATCGCTTCGCGCGATCCGAATGTGATGGCCGCCGCGGGCGACCTGATCTTCAAGGCGATGGACCTGCCGTACTCGGAGCAAATCGCCGAGCGCATCAAGGCGATGTTGCCGCCGCCGATTCAGCAACTCATCAGCAAGGGCAAGGAGCTTCCGCCCGAAGTGGCCTCGGCTATGGCTCAGGTCAATCAGGCGATGCAGATGGTCGATGAGAAAGGGAAGCTCGTGACCGCGGCTGAGCAGGAACTGAAAGAGCTGCAGGCCCAAGCGAAAGGCGATGCTGCTTCAGCGAAGCTCGCACAGGCCAATCTCAAGACTGCCGAAGTACAGCTTGAGCAGCGATTCAATGAACTGCAGTCCGCGCAGGACAAGCTGACCACCGAGAAAGCGCTGTTCGATGCCCACGTCGAGAACGCGATGCTCAAGATCAAATTGGCCAAGGCTGAGGCGACGCACGCTGTCACCGAGAGCATTCATCACCACGAGAACACGCAGCGTGACGTTGCCGACGCGGTGA